CCCGATGTGTATGTCATGCGAGGTGTGTACCAAACGCAAGACATTGATTTTGATCTAACACAGTTTGGTCTATTTTTAAACAATGACACACTGTTTATAACGTTTCATTACAATGACATGATAGACACGTTTGGACGCAAATTGATGTCGGGTGATGTTTTGGAAATGCCAAACTTAAAAGATTACAACCCGCTGGATCCTGACATACAGTTGCCCTTGCCCAGATACTACGTGATTCAAGACGCTGCTTTTGCGTCTGAAGGATTTAGTCAAACTTGGTTGCCTCACCTGTGGCGTGTGAAAGCCACACCCTTGGTCAATGCTCAAGAATTTAGACAAATACTAGACAAACCATTCATGCCCAACAACATCTGGGATCCAGGCAATTTTTATCCCAATGGCACTGTGGTCAATAGTGGCGATACTTACTATCGTGCCATACGCAATGTGCCGCCAGGCACTGACATTACCAACACCGATTATTGGGCAGTGATTCCCAATCCAACAACCATAGCAGACAAGGGCAGTACCAGACCCAAAGATCTGGAAATCAACGATGCCATACTGATACAGGCTGAAGCCATAGTGCCAAAAAGCGGTTATGACACTGTGAAATTTTACATTGTGCCTACCACACCCACTGGCAACCCAGCCAACCCAGGCACATACTCAGCTGACGATACCCTGGTTGTGGTCAGTTCATCAGTGGCCAATCAAGGAGACACACCCAGCACATTTGGCTGGACTGACGGTTACTTGACTGGAACTGGTACTGGAACTCCGCCCAATGGGATTCCTGTCAAAGGCGCAGGCATAGCTTTTCCTACCACAGCACAATTGGGCGACTATTGGTTACGACAAGATTATTTTCCAAATCGACTGTTTAGATATGATGGCGGCCGTTGGGTGCGCATAGAAAATGTTACCCGTACAGATCTAACACCAGGACCAGACAACAATACCTTGAGGTCCAGCTTTGTTAACAATACATATACCATGCGTACCACAGATCAAGGCAATATTCCCAGTCGTCAAAGTCTTAGCCAGGCCCTGTCCCCTGACGGAGACAATGGCAATCAAGGCGGAGATTTTCCGCCTAACCCTTATCCAAACACACAGCCTGGTCAGCCCAGCAGCTAAGGAGAGCAAAAATTCAACAGTATTTTTATGATGCTCAGATAAGAAGGTACATGTTACAGTTTACCAGAATGTTGAGCAATTTCCAAGTTGAATTTGGTCGCGATCCTCAGCTGGCCAATGATTTATATCGTGTGCCCATACGCTATGGTGATGCCAGCCGTCAAGCACAGACCATTCTTCAACAGAACTCCGCCAGCAGTATGCCAGCCACCCCGCTGATGACTTTTTACATCACTGGCATGGACTATGATCGTCCCAGAATGCAGGAGCCTTATTTTGTGGGCAAAGTTGGTGTGCGTCAACGCAGCTATGACGTCAACACAGAAACCTATGAAACCACACAGGGCAATGCTTTTACAATAGAACGTTTGATGCCAGTGCCATATCGCATGACCATAAACTTGGATGTATGGACTTCAAATACCAATCAAAAAATGCAGATCTTTGAACAGATTGCCACACTGTTCAATCCTGCTTTGGAAATACAAAGCACAGACAACTTCATTGATTGGACCAGTCTCAGTGTGGTAGAGTTAGAGCGTGTTCAGTGGAGCAGTAGAACTGTGCCCCAAGGCACTGAAAATCCCATTGATATTATGACTCTGACATTTGGCATTCCAATTTGGATCAGCTCGCCAGTCAAAGTCAAGAAGCTGGGCATTGTGGAACGTGTGATTGCCAGCATATACGATGCTCAAGGCGATGCTGCCAATGCTGTACTTGACAACGATCTACTGCTGGGCACCAGAGTCAAAGTTACTCCATGGAACTACAAAGTAGCATTGTTAGGCAATCAACTACAAATACTGAATGCCAATCAAGTCATCACCGAGCCTGCTACCAGTTTTGACCCGTTTAATTTTCCTGTGTCAGAAACTCCGCAAATTACCTGGCCTGCGGTTATCAATGCCTATGGAGTATTGCGCCCTGGCATCAGTTACATTACTCTAGATGATCCTGCTGCGCCTGACAACTACATTGTGGGCACAATAACAGTGAACCCTGGCGATGATCGGCTGTTGATTTACAACATTGACCCAGATACTGAACCTCAAAACACTCTGGATCCAGTGACTGCGGTAATTAACCCATTGACCAGTGCTCCGCTGGATGGACTTGACAGTAGTCAAGACGGTCAACGCTATTTGCTCACTGAATCAACAGGTAATGCCAACAACACTCAAAATCCCACAGCATGGCTGGGCATAGGTGGACAGCCTTTGATTGCCAATGCCAACGACATCATTGAATACCAAAATGGATGGTGGCAAGTGAGCTTTGACAGCCAACTGATATCTGTGCCGCAATATGTGACCAATTTAAATACTGGTATTCAATTTCGCTGGACTGGCTCACAATGGGTAAAAAGCATCGACGGTTTGTACAACGGAGGATCATGGAGCATCGTGTTGTAAATGCTGTGGGCGTGTGTTTTTACGCCAGTCAGACCAGCCGTTACTTGTTTTTGCTGAGAAACGACGATCGTCATCCAGGCAGTTGGGGACTGCCTGGAGGCAAGATTGATCCTGGTGAAAACCTGCTGGAATGTCTGCTGCGAGAGTGCGAAGAAGAACTTGGCAGCATGCCTGACTACAACCGTTTGGTGCCGCTGGAAAAATTCACCAGCAACGACAAGAGCTTTGTGTATCACACCTTTTGGTGTAGTGTTGATCAAGAATTTGTCCCTGTGCTCAATCAAGAACATTTGGGATATGCGTGGATTTCTTCAGGGTCTTGGCCCAGACCCATGCATCCTGGACTGTGGAATACTCTGAGTCTAGACACAGTTCAAGACAAACTGCGTGTGATAGAATAATTACAAGTTGAATACCACACTGGTGCGAGGTGCCACACTGTTATTGGGCGGCACTTCATGATACAACCAAGATGGCCACAACAACAACAAACCGCTTTGAGCTTGATACCGTGTGTTAGACATGCTGTACCAATTGTTGGTATCTTTTACAGCGTATAGATAGTCAAAAAATTCTCTAAAAGGCTGGTTTGGATAAAACACAATGTCTGCTGAACCAGGAGGAGTATCTATGTAATAGATACCGCTGATACTACACTGAGTATGTACATGTTTGGGATGAGTGCTGCCTTGTTCAAAATGGTTGGCAAAAAAATATGGTCGCCAATTCACAGCATCAGCATCAAATCCTTGTTTGTCTAAAAAGTCTCGGGCCAGGCCTTGAACCCAATTGATAAATGGAGCAAATTCTGGACGCTCAGTTAGATTTCTAGTGCCATAAGTGGTTCGACCATTGTGGTAAAAACTTTGGTTGATGTTGGCCTCTTGAAAAATTGGCTGTGTGAAAGTTCGCAAGCTGTCAACCCATGATGGGTCATACACTTTGCCTACCACACTAGGGAACCAATGATGTAATTCCATTTTAGCTGGGGTTGAAAAATAGTTGTATGCTCAATCTAGGCATTTCTGCCTGATTGGTCACCATGGTAGTAGAATGCCACAGTGGGGGTCTAAACCAAACCATGCTGTTGAAATGAGGAAATACCCAACCTTGTTTGCCAGGCATTTCAGGGTCGTCGTACAAAAACAATCCTCCCCAATTCCAACTCCAACTGCGGTTAAGATAAATGGTGCTGCTCAATCGTCGTTGATTTTCTGGAGCGTCGTGATGCCAGTTGATCTGACTGCCTGGCAGCCATACATGCATGAACAGTGTTAAATTCTGAAATTGCTCAAAGTCTGGATGTACGTCTGTGATATACTTTTGTATGAAATAATCGCGATATTCTTCCAGCGGCAACACCAACACTGGTGCGTAACTGCCTGTTTCTAGACCAGCACCCCAGCGGCCCATGTTGTTGACTTCAAACACAGCTTGCCCACGACTGTCTTCAAATTTTTTGATCAGCGAATCTGCTACTGATGGTTCCAGGAAGTCATATCGTTGGTTAATCACTGTGAGTCCTTAAAATTGTGTTGTTATAAAAAATAACTGAAACAGTCTGCCTGTTTGTAAGTCTGATCCAAAATAATCCAAACTGGTATGAAACAAGTTGCTGCGGTACATGACCAATCGATTGTACCGATTGCCAATCCTGTCAACACATTCCCATTTGGTCATGTCTTGTGATTCATATTGCTCCAGTTCTTGAGCAGTTCTGGCACCTGTGCGACGATGCATAAACAAACCGGTGCCGCCGCTGACTGGAGCATCTGGTGTGAGATAAAGCACTCCAGCCCAGGTATTGAAATGATCAGTGTGAACCCAGCTGCGATCAGCTGCGGTGGCTATTTCAAAACTGCCCGTGAGTCCGTCAGTGGCATTCCATTCTTT